TTTAAAGAATTTGTAAAATCGTATGGAACTTCATTTATATTACTCATTATTTTTTACCTTTTTATTTTGTAAAACCACACTTTTTCTTCACTAAAAACAGGAAATTTCTTCTTATATTTTAGTACGTTCCCACTACTTGCTCCCCAATTTATTCTAAAATCCCTACTATAAATATTATATAAATTCTCAAAAGTTTTAAAATCAATGTACAAACATAAATTCCTACCAATACTTATGTCCATCTTTCTTATAATATATTTAAAACAATTATCTTCTACTATCTTAGATATTACACTATAACCTACTAACTCATCATTAATATAAAAAAATAAAGAAATTAAATTATCTTTCTCTTTCTCATAATACTTTATAAAAAAAGATCTATCATAACCACTATGACGCTGCCAATTATACTTCTGCCCACTCAAAATATCCCACTTATCTATCAAATAAATTACTTCTTCTATATCTTTAATATCATTTTTAATAGTTATAATCTTATTATATTTATTTCTAGTCTCTCTTACTTCTGTATTACTTTTCCCACTTAATTTAAAAAATTCACTATCAAAATGAGAAACTAATAAAGTAGAATTATACATGCTCTTGATTTTTATTTCAGGCTTCTCAAAAATATAATAGTAATTTATTTCTTTACAGTTTGGCTCAAAATAGTCTTTATTAAAAACTACTACTTTGTCCCTTTTTTTACTTTTATAGAATCCTGTAAAATCTTCAAAAGGGATGTAATGCCTAGACATCATTCCCATTATAGTGTGCCTATTTATGTAGTTCTCTATCATTGCGTCTCTAAAAATATTATCTCACCCAAAACATTATATGATAATTATATTATCTTGTCAAAGAAAAAATTGTAAATACTCCTTGCTAATTTTGTTTTTTCTATCTATCTTAAACCCAACCTTACTACAATAATCAAAAGTATTTACAGTAAAAGAAAAAGCTTTATTTAAAGACCTTTTATTCGAAACTCTTGTCATCTGACCAGTTTTAACACCTATTTTATCAAAAATATTTTTAAAGTCAATAGTCCATTTAGATATATTTTTAAATCCTACTCTATATCTAATATATCCATCCGAAGCATTAACCTTGCTAATCCACCCATCTGAATCCATTAATCCCTGTGTAAAGCTTTTTAAAAATAAAGCATTTCTATATATAAATAATGGTATGTCTTTTTTATTATTAGTCAAATCTTTTAAAAAATATACTATCTCTTTTGAACAAACAACCAACTGATAATAAGAAATTTTACCATCCTTTAATATTGTCTTTATTCTCCCCTTTTTTTTAAATAAAGATAAAACTATATCTTGGCATTTTTTACAAAAATCATGATCCTCTGAAGTTATAGAAAATTGATAAGTATCTTTGCCAATATATAAACACCCATCTCCCAAAAGAGATCCTATCAAATAAGCAAAATCTTTTGTATATGTTTTTCTTTTATCAATATTTATTTTCATTTCTTAACCTATTATATAATAATTACATTATCTTATCAATACTAATTCTCCCAATTAGGAATTAAATCTTTAAATCTTCTTTTGAATTTCTCGTATTCTTTATTCCCAATTATTATTACCTTAACTCCATACTTCATTCTAACTGCTTCTATCTTCTTTCTATTTTTTTCACAACTTTCACAAATGCAAACCCAATTGATAGATGATTTAGCATGTCCTTTTATCTCATAATAAAAATCTTTATCTGAAAAATATAAATCTGGACAATAAGTGCAATCATTTCCGTCAACAACTACTTTAAACCTAATCGGTTCATATAAATAATCCCTTCCAACATGATTACAAACTCTACAAATATTAGCCTCCCATGTGCTTCTAACATAATGACTTATATCTTTTCTTATTCCACCTTTCCCAAATCCAGCTCCTTTTGGAGATGGTTTCCCATACATAGGATTTTCTTTACCTTTATAACTTCTTCTATTTTTATATCCTATTTCTTTTGCTTTTTTATATTCTTCTGTATCAAATTTTCCATCCTTCCAAGCTTTCTTCACAGCTTGAGAAACTTTTTTATTATGTTCTGGAGTCTTTAGAACCCCTTTTGAAGTAGACGAAATCCTTTGTTTTCTATTCTCTTCTAACTTATCTGATGTTATATAATTTGATACTATTAACATAATTTTTTCATAAGAAATACCTGCAAAAATATTTTTATTTTTAAATAATAAATCTTTAACATAACAACGATCTTTTATATTCTCTTTGTAAAACTTTATTACTTCTAATTCTTGTTGTTTTATAAAGATTTTATGTTTATTGTCTTTTGTTTTTCTAATATGAGTAACTACCTTCCAATGCTCATTATATTCTTTCTTACAAATAGGACATTCTTTTAGAAATCTATAAAATTTTTCAAGATTCTGTATCAATATAATTCTCCTACCTTAATTAATTTTTTTACTTGCTCTATATGCTTAGGAAGAAATCTAGGTCTACCCTTCTCTGATATACGATACGGATTTATTTTACCAATCTTTACAAAATAAGATAAACGATCATAATTCACTCCTAACTCATTCGCTACATCACTCATTCTCTTACTTGTGAAACGAAATTCAGGGATACGATCATACTTATAGTTATAAGCGGCAACAGGGCTTGTATGGCCGATAAAGTCATAAAAGGCAGGAATGCCTTTGATATCTATTCTAATTCTATTACCATTATTCCTATGACACTTAATTCCTTTCTCTCTTAATTTATCTACTAACATCTCATTTCTCTCTTTTGCGAACCCGTCTGTTGCTAATTTAGCACCAACAGTATTATAAGTAATACGGCATGATCCATCACCTAAAAACCAAGACTGTACAGATTCTCTTGTTATCCTCACATCGTCAGGAGGCTGTTTTCCTCTAATCCCATCCTTAACTTCAGGATACCATCTTAAATATTGTTTATATATTTCAGGGTGAACTCTTGTTGACCCACTAAAAATAAAACCTTGATTCATAGCTGGAGAATTACGTTTTTTAACTTTTGCTCCTAAACTTAAAAATGGCTTCATTAAATAATTAGCAAACTCTTCATATTCTACTCCACAACTAAATCTAGCAACACAAGTATTATTATTTGGAGAAATCCCTCCATCCCCAAGACAAAACCCATCTATCCACTTCAACATTTCTTCATCGATATAAGTTTTATTATAGTCTAAAGAATCAGGGTCCCAGTTTCTTCTTGCTTCTGAAGATCCTCTTCCAATTCCAAACTTTTTCGAATATCTATGCAAAGTCCCATTATGAATATTGTAACCTTTTATTTTTAACATTTCTCTTATCTGGTGGTAAGACATTCTCTTATCAACATAATATTCTTCAAAAAATTCTTTTGTTAATAAACCATTATAATGAGGATGATCACTCATATTAACTCCTTAAATAATTATTTATCTATTATAATATTCTAATAAAAACTCTAATATCCTCTTAAAATATCATAATTTTTTTCGCTTTTAAAGAAAATTTGGACATAAAAAAAGAGAGCCATTACTGACTCTCTTTTAATTTTAAAACTAACTACAATTAGGATACAGTTGCATCTGTCATATTAATTCTACTGATAGCATAGTCGTTTATAACTACAATACCAATTTCCTCGTATATGACCCAGCCTAATCTCAACTTTTTAGGATCGTCAGCAGGCAAAACTGTAATGTCTTGTCTGATTGGGAAAGCTCCAACTGTTTCAGGACTAGCAACTACAAGAACTGTTGCACTATCCATTCTTGATGAAACATGTATGTCAGCAGTCCACAAATGACCATAAAGACCAGTTGTGATAATTTCCCTTTGTGTTGCTTCATCATAGAAGTCCTTGCCGAATGTTCTGATGCTTGCATACTGGAAAGCATGAGTAACAATCTTAGCTGTTACTAAATCATGTTGTTCGATCTGCTTAAAAGCTTCATTCAATGCAGGAATAGTCAAAGTTCCATAGTTTGTGATTGTTTGTGCTGCTAAACAAGCAGTAAGCAATGCATTGAAAATGTTACTATCTTCTTCCTTCTGAATAGCTTCCTTAGCTTTGATTTGAGCTCTATCTACTATGTAGAATCTACGAGCCTTAATCTCACTAAGACGAACTGTTGGGTTCGCTGCTATTTCAAAAGTTGGGACCAACACTTCTTCACCTTCTTGAATTTGATCAGGAACAGCACCTCTACGAGATACTACCCATGCAATCGCTGCAACGTCTCTCTCATAACGAGCAAGTGCTCC